AATATTCTTTACTACATTTGAACCAAAAGTAAAGAATAGATTTATATTATATTGTGACGGTATCCCAAGTTTCTTGATTAAGAAGTGCAAGAGACCATCACCAAAAAGTGAAAAGAAAACCCTTGACCATATCAATATTCAAAGATATTATAAAGGTAAAACTACTTGGGATGATATATCAATTGAACTATATGATCCAATTGTACCCTCTGGTGCGCAAGCAGTAATGGAATGGATTCGTCTAGGACACGAATCTGTTACTGGTCGTGATGGTTATAGTGATTTTTATAAGAAAGATTTAACCGTCAATGTTCTTGGACCTGTGGGTGATAAAGTAGAAGAATGGACACTCAAAGGTGCATTTATTACTAGTGCAGATTTCGGTGAATTAGATTGGTCAGACAGTGGTGAAGCTATGACAATTAACTTAACTTTGAGCGTAGATTATTGTATTTTACAATACTGATTTATCAAAAACATTCCTTTTAAATCCCAGTTCCAAAAGAATTGGGATTTTTTATTTTATATTAGAATATTTATTGTATATGAAGAAACATGTAGCATTTGCATTTGGTAGATTTAATCCTCCTACAATTGGACACAAGAAGTTGATTGATACTGTAGTAGATGCTGCAGATGGTGGTGATTTTTATATATTTACAAGTCAATCACAAGACCCAGATAAAAACCCACTGGATTATCAAACTAAAGTAAACTTTTTAAAGAAACTATTTCCTAGTATACAAGATAAGATTGTGTATGATATGACAATCAAAAATGTGTTACAAGCCGCAGATAAATTAAAGGCAAATGGTTATACTGATGCTACATTTGTTTGTGGTAGTGATAGAGTACCAGAATTTACAAAGTTATTGAATACTTGGAATGGGATGGATAAAACACCAAGATTTGGTACTTTAAATATTGTCAGTAGTGGTGAAAGAGAAGATGGTGTTGAAGGAGTAGAAGGTGTGAGTGCCAGTATGGCTAGAGAATTTGTTAAAAATAATGATTTTGAATCATTCAAAGGTACCGTTCCTAATAATCCACAATTGGCAAAGGAATTATTTGATGCGGTAAAACAAGGAATGGCAACATCCAAAAAAAAGATAAAAGAATCTTTGATTAAGTTAATTAATGAAATATTGATGGAGGATGATGCAAAAATAAAAGCAGCTACCAAAAAAACAAATCAAGCATTGGTTCTACAAAGAGAGTTGGAAAAAAGAGCAGTAGATGATAAAATCAAAATCGCACAAGAAAAAAGTAAAACATCAACTTCTCCAGAGGATAAATCAAAATCTGCCGAAGAATTAAAAAAATTAAGTGATGAATTGAAATCAAAACAAAATTTAGTTAAATCTGCTAAAGAACAATTACAATCTTCTAATTAAATAAAATAAAAATTATAACTTTATACTATATATTGGTATACTGAAAGTTATAATTTATGGACGACTATACAATTCCTATTACAAAACCAGCTAATCAATTTGCTGGAAATGTGTCACAACCAAAACAAGAATCTACATATCCATCTGAAGTGGTTGAATTGCCAAGCAATGGACATTTTTATGATTCTTCCAGTCCATTGAGTAGTGGTACTATTAATTTGAAGGTAATGACTGCAAAAGAAGAAGATATTCTTACCAACCAAAATTATATTAAAAAGGGTGTAGTTCTTGATAAATTAATTGAATCGCTTATAGTAGATAAAGATGTAAAATTGGATGATTTGTTATTGGGTGATAAAAATGCTATTTTTGTTGCAACAAGACGATTTGCTTATGGCGATAATTATGGTCCACTTCAAATCAAATGTCCATCATGTAGAGAAAATAATGAATGTACATTTAATTTAGGTGAATTGAACTATAAAGAAATTGAATTTTCAAAATATCAACCAAATGTAAATCGATTTGATATTCAACTTCCTTATTGTAAAAAGACAGTAACATGTAAGTTGTTAACATCAGGAGATGAAAAACAAATTGAAAATGAGTTAAAGATGTTACAAAAGATTAAAACTGGTAATACATCCGAGGTAACTACTAGATTAAGATACACAATTATTGCAGTTAATGGAAATGCAGATAAGGCAGAAATCAAGAAATTTATTGAAACAGAATTGACATCCAGAGACAGTTTTGAATTAAGAAAGTTGATTAAAGAAAGAACTCCTGATATTGATTTGAATTTTGACTTTAGATGTGAACAATGTAATCATGAAGAAAGGATAGGTGTACCGCTAACGGTACAGTTTTTTTGGCCTGACACCGGAAGATAAGTTGTTGATTCACGAACAGATATTTAGTCTGGCATATCATTCACAAGGTGCGTTTACACAGGACATTGCTTATAATTTACCTGTGTATTTACGCATTTTTTATTTGAAAAAATTGATAGACACCAAAGAAAAAGAAAAAGAAGCAATGGAAAAATCAAATAAATCTTCAAATAAACCTATTGCTAGACCAAATATTAGTAAAGGAAAATGATGTAAAAAACTATAGGTATTATATTTATAATACATATGGCATCGTCCGATTATCAAAGAAAACAAAGACAAGCTGAACTTGAAGCACAAGAAAATTTGAATAGTGCTCAAGAAGATGAATTGGCAGGGCTTCAAGCAATCAATCGTGAAAGAGAAAGAGAACTAGAACATACTAAGGATTTAGCCAAATCACTTCAGAAAAATTTAGGATTGTTGGAAGAACAAGGTGATGCATTGAGAGGTATAATTAATGTTTTTACTCCATTAAATGAAAGAGCTGCTAGTTTGTTTTCAACAATGAATCAATTAAAAAATCCATTAACGGCTGGATTTGAATTGATTAAATTATCCGCTCAAAGATTTGCAGAATTGGATAATGCTGCAATGAGTTTTAGACAAAATACGGGATTTTTAGCATCTCAAACAAAACAAATAGAAACAAATATTAGAGTTGCTAGTAGAGATTTAGCTGGATTTGGCGTAACAGTTGAAGTTGCATCTGAATCTGCTCAACAATTGGCAAATGCATTTGGTGATACTGCAATTGCAAATAGAGAAAATATAGAATATGTTTCTTTGATGAAACAGAATTTGGGTGTTAGTGCGGAAGATTCTACTGCATTAATGCAAAATTTCATGGGTATTGGTGGTATGTCATCAAAAGTAGCCAGAGAAACTGCTGGAGCTGCAGCTAGTATGGCAAAAGCTGCTGGTGTTCCATATGGTGCAGTAATGAAAGAAGTTGCAAAACCTTCAGCAGAAGTAAGATCTTTAATTAGAGGCAGTGTTGATGCATTGATAAAAGGCGCAATTGAAGCAAAAAGATTAGGTACATCATTAGAAGCAGTTGGTAAAGCTGCTGCAGGAATGTTAGATTTTCAAACATCAATAAATGATGAAATGGAAGCAAGTGTATTGTTTGGTAAAGATGTTAATCTTCAAAAGGCAAGAGAATTGGCATATGCAGGTGATTTAGAAAATCTTGCAAAAGAACAATCTAGATTATTACAAGAAGCTGGTGATGTATCGAAGATGGATTATTTTCAAAGAATGGGCATTGCAAAAGCATTGGGAATGTCAGTTGAAGAAATGGATAAGATGAACGCAAAACAACAAGAATTGAATCAATTGCGTTTGGAAGATCCTGAAACATATGAAAAGTTGACAGCTAAACAAAAAGTGATGGATAAAACAAAAGAAAGTTTATCTGACAAATACAAGAAAGAATTATTATCACAACAATTAGCAAGTCAACAAGAAAAGATTACCGCATCGATTAATCAAATAATGGTAGAACTATCAGAAATACTATTACCAATACTCAATGGTTTAATGCCAATTGTTTCTATTTTGCTTAAAATTAGTGGAATAATGGTTACACTTGTATTGGCACCATTTAAAGAATTTTACAATTTAGTTTCAAAAATATGGGATTATTTTGCACCTGGTGTTGATCTATTTAAATTAATTGCCGATCAATTGGATAGATTTTCTAGTTTTTTAAAAAGTGATGATATTGGACGATGGGGTGCTGGTTTGGCAGGTTTAGTAATATTAGCAGTAGCAACATTTGGTTCTACAACTTGGACAACTGTATTGGTTAATGCAATTACATGGCCATTTAAACTTGCTTTTATGGGCATTAACAAGTTGATGGGAAATAAAATTAAAGATGTAGTGAAAACTGCAACAGATGCTGCAAAATCCGCTGCATCCAGTGCAAGTTCAGCCGTTCAAAATGTTACCAGTAATGTTGGTGGTAAAGGAGTTGCACCAGCTGCTGCTGGTCCTACTAGTGGTGGTGCAGGTGGTGGAAATAAATTCATGGATACAGTTAAAGGAATTAAACCTGCACAATTATTATCATTGGGTGTTGCAATGTTGGCATTTGCTGGTGCAATGTATATTTTAGCAAAAGCTGGACAAGAATTTAATAGTGTTGATTGGAGTTCACTTGGTAAAATGGCAACCGCAGCAGTAGTAATGGGAGTAACTTTAGGGGTGTTAGCCGCAGTAATGGCTCCTTTACAACCAATTTTATGGCCATTGGTTGGTGTAATGTTAGCATTTGGTGCAGCAATGTTGGCCGTAGGATATTCTACTAAATTATTTGGTGAAGGATTTGCATTGATGAATAATCTTGATTTGTTAAAAATTGGAATGGGATTATATACATTGTCTGGTGCAGTACTTGCATTTGGTGCATCAATGGCTGGTGGTGGTATGTTATCATTTTTAGGTGGTGGTATGATGTTACAGTTGGTTGCATTGGCTGCTATTAGTCCAGCATTAAATAATGCTTCAATGGCACTATCTTCAATTGGTGGTACATTACAAATGTTTAAAGATGAAGCAATAGTAGAAGGAATAGAAAACATTACAGAAGCAATTAAAGGATTAAATAAAGAAATTAATAATGTAAATCTATTAAATGTTGCGGGATTGGCTTTATTAGGTAATACTGCTAAAGGTGCTGCTGGTGGAGGTGGCGATGAAGTTGTTAATAAATTGGATGAATTAATAGGATTGATGAAGAGTGGAGCCATTGCGGTGAATATAGATGGTACAAAAGTTAGCACTGCAGTTGGAGTTGCTACAAAATTTAGAGGTCAATGATAAACTGTTGGATATTTATAATATATGGCAAATCTTAATAATTTAGAAACACCAGCTCCAATATCTACTACCAATACGCAAATTCTTGGTGCGGGTTATACATTGCCATCTGGATTTAATAATCTTAGAGAACCTGGCGAATTAAGCGTATTATACGCACAAAATAGTGATGCGATTTATAACAAGTATAAATTACAAACCGATTACAATAATGGTTTGTTAAGATTTGGTCCTAGACAACCATTTATTACTGTTAATCCTAATAATGCAAGAAAAGGTGTAAATGGCTTAAAAAGATATGAAAGCAGAGCATTACCAATTGGATCTGCATTACAAGATGTAGTAAGAGTATCAAAGTTTAGTGTAAGTGGTAACGGTGTAATTTTCTTAGGTAAACAATTAGTACTACAAGGACTAAATACTTTCAACGAAACTAAGATATACAATCCTTTGATGCCTATTTTAGCATCAACTAGTATTGCATCTTTTGGAATTATACCTAGTCCAACTAGACATATTGAACCAAATCTGGGTGGTGTCCTTGGTGCTTTAGGACTTGGTGCAGTATCAAATGCTTTAGGTTTAAATAAACCAACACCACCAAAAGGAACTGTTGGTGCAGGTGCATTACCATCTATCAATAAAGCTGGTGGTAAAGGATTGATTCGTGGTTCAACTGCTACTAATGCTAATAAGAATTTCCAAAATACATGGGGTGGCGGTAAAAGTGCAGGATTTTTATCTGGAGTAGGAAACTTTTTTAAATCTAGCACATTATTTGGTGCATTTATACCAGTAGGTCAACCAAATGGAGAAAAATATAAAGTTGGGGAATCTACATACGGTATAATGGCATCAACAAGAGCTGTATTTGAACAACCACCAGGAACATTAAAACATACATTTGATAAAAAAGTTATACAAAAATGGTATGCTGGAACGAGTGATAATACTGTAAGAAAAGGTGATACTGATGAAACAACAGGTGTTAGAGGTAGATATTTTAGACAAGCTGATGGTACTTATTTATTAATTGGTAAAAGAGGGCCATGGGAAGGCACATCGATTGGTACATTTCCAAAAGTATTTGGTCAAGAAGTTCAACTTTCTTTAAGATCTGATGCATATCAATTTTATGGAAGAGCAGTTGGACATAATATTGAACCAAATCAAGAATTTAAAAATTCTGAAATGTTGATTAATTTGGCATATTATGCCGATTCAAAACAAAAATATCCAACTAAATTTACAGATAAAGAATCTGATGCGGTAAAGAATATAGAAGATAATTTAAAACAAGTATTAACGAACATTGAAAGTGCGGGTTATACTGTTGTTAAACAATCTGATTCTGAATTGATTAACCCACAATTTTCAAATGCAACATTTAAAGGATATGATTTTATATCACAACTAACTAAAGATCCATATGCACAACAAAAAGGAACCAGTCCATTTAATTATGGAAATGGTGGATATCTTACAAAATTTAGAGGAGATAAAAGAAAACAACTGTTGGATGATGAAGATGGAAAAGGATTTTCTGGTGCAAAATATAGTGATAAAATTAATTTGTTGAGTGTTTTATCAGGAAGTGTTTTTGATGATAAATACACTGAAGATAGTGATTTAATAAAGTTTTATTTTTATGATGTTGTAAATGATAAATATATTCCATTTAGAGCTACAGTTACTGGATTAAATGAAAACTTAAATGCAGATTGGACTGCTATTGAATATATTGGTAGAGCTGATAAATTACAATCATACAAAGGATTCTCCAGAACACTAAGTTTTAAATTTAATGTTGTTGCTAATAGCATAAAAGAATTGTTGCCAATGTGGCAAAGAATTAATTATTTAGTAGGATTAACTAAACCTGCTAATTATACACAAGGAGGACAGACTACTAGTAATATCTATTCTAAGTTTATTATACCTCCATTGGTTAAATTTACAATTGGTGATATATACAAATATCAACCTGCGGTGATTAAAAGCGTTGGTATGAATATACCAGATAACTGTGTCTGGGAAACTTTCAGTGAAGAATATGCAGAAAAAAATGATTGGACTTATTTAAATGGAATTATTAAGTTGAACAATAGCAAAAATACTTATGCACAGTTTCCTAGAGAATGTGAATTAAATTTGAGTTTAGATTTATTGGAAAAAGAAAGACCAATTGCTGGTGGAAACAATTTTGGAAATGCTTGGAGAGTATTGGATAAAAATGGTGATTATATTAATGGAATTGATATTAATCAACAAGGTGGATTGCCTGTATCAAAACCAGATTCATTTTCTGATAAAATAATGGTACCGGATAAACCAAGAAAAAATTTAGTTCCGCCAGTACCAAATTTGGTTCCACAAACAGTACAAAATCCATAATAATTTATGAATAGATATTCATTTGCACAACAAGATAAAAGATGGGATGGAAAAAGGGTATATAAGTCATTATTATATCCTGTGATACCTGTTGCTTATAATGATTTATATGTTATAACAAATGAAGTATCTACTTTTGATGCTTTGGCTAATAAGTATTATAAAGATCCTACATTATGGTGGATATTGGCTCAAGCTAATAATTTGGGTAATGGTAGATTGAGTGTACCAGCAGGTATTCAATTAAGAATACCACAAAATATTTATAATATTATAGGAGATTTTAAGTTATTAAATTCATAAGTTATGGCAAAAACACCAGACAATAGACCGTGGGCACCACATCCAATTCCAAATTGGATAATCAAAGAATTTATAAGAAGACAGAATGATATTGGATTGGAATATCCTGTAAATGTTACTTGGGATGATAATGGTACTTGGCAAAACTATAAAGGTCCAATGACGGCTTGGGTAAGGGTATTTTCTAATGGTACTGGCAAAGTAAATGAGAAAAGTAATTATCCTGAAAAAAGTGGGTTTATATTACAAGGAGGATATGGATTCGATCAAGTATATGGTATACCTGATAATAAAAATATATTGGGATATGATTCAGAAGGCGAACCACATACATTAGATCTGTCTAATGATGGTAATTTGGTATCGTTTCCAAATTCAATTTCAAAAGAAAATAGAACAGTTCAAAAATTTTTGCCTGTTCCTGGTATTACATCAATTGATGCGGTAGTACAAAAAGAAAGAATTAGAAAAATTACAGTTAATTGGAAATGTTATGGATATGCTCAATTGGAGTATATGACACCATATTTTTTATCTCCAAAAATTAGTGCATTTGTTGAATTTGGTTGGAATCATTTTAATCAAGCATCATTGTTGGATTTACGAAAGAGCAATTTAAAAAATTTAAAAGACTTGTTTACAGTTAGTGGATCTGTTTTGTATGATAAAAATATAAAAGAATCATATGGATTATATGATGTTACAATGGGTATAATAAGTGGATTTGATTTTACTAGTCAAGATGGTATTACATTTGAATGTAAAACTGAAATATTATCTAAACATGCAAATTATTCTGGTGTAATGGTAAATGGTGCATCAAAAGTAGAATCGGATAGTACAAAAACAAATGTACAATCTTCATTTGCTTCTTATTTAGAAAAAAGAGTAACAAAGTTACCTGCATGTATTGTATTAAGTAGAAACTTTTTTGATCCATTAGACGAACAAGAATCTCAATCAAAAGACTTTATAACCAAAGATTTTTATTTGGATTCAAATAAGAATAAAAAAGTTGAAGATAGATTCTTCGTTGGTAGAAAAAATGAATATGGTGATGAATCTTTGATGAAAGGGATTGCAGATTATGATTGGGATAAGTCTGATCAAAAAGATGTATGGGTAACTTTTGGATTTTTGGTTGAACTTGCTAATTTATTTTTTAAACAGCCAATTGATATAAAACCAAGTGATGTTAAACCATTTGATCTTTATGAAATAGACACAAGCGATATAGTTATCGGAGCACATCCTAATTTAATTTCGTGTGACGGTAATGTTTTATTAATTCCTAATGCAATGGCTCCTAAATTTAATGCGGGTATTTATTATCCACAACCTGATGATCCTGAAGACAATGATTATCAAAAACAAGTAGGATTTGGAAATCCAAATATTTTTTCATCTAAAATTACAAAAGTATCGACTTATGATTCATTATTTCCATATGATAGAACTGTTGCTAAAGTTTTAAAAACAGGTACACAGGTTAGATCTACAAACACCAACTTTAATATACTTGGTATACAATTTGGAAATGAAGAAAACAGTAGTGTAGGAACAGGTGGTGCGGTAATTAGAGATAATTTGGATCGTATAATTAATAGATTTAGATATACTGATAAAATAGGAAATAAAAACAATAAAAGAAAAAAACAAAGTGAATTGATAGGAAGTAAATCTTTTCCTAGATGGGATTCAGAAGAACCGGTATCAAAAAAGCCTGCTGGATATTGGGGGAATTTAAATGATTTGTATGTTAATACAAAGGTAATTATAGAATGTGCAAAATCCGCTGATACTGTTGAAAAATTTTATAATGATTTGTTAAATAAAATGAGCAATGCGGCTGGTAAAATCTGGGATTTAGCTGTAATAGAAGACGATCATAAATTGAAGATTGTCGATAAAAAATTTATACAATTTAATAATCTTAAAATTTATCAATTTGATATAGGATCAACAAATAAATTTATTAAGAGTGTAAATTTTACTGCTCAACTTTCAAATGTTGCTGCTAATCAAGTAATTGCATCCGCATCTTCAAATAAGACAAATTCAAAATCTCCAAACGGAACAATAAATTCAAATCAATCGTTACAATTTCCATATGGTGATAGATTTAATTTAATACCACCAACACCACCAACAGGTTCAATAGAAAGAACTGGAAAATCAGAATTGATTGATAATAATCTTGAAGTGATTAAACAATTACAAAAACCACCTCAAAATTCTACAAATACAAATGGTTCTTATATAATGACTTTTAAAATCACCGAACAGGCGAATCGTGCTCAAGGTGTTGCGGGAGGTAAAGAAATTGGGTGGAATATAGTAAATCTTGTATTACCAAATGAAACATTATTAATTGCATTGATGAATGACATGGATTTTGAGAAAAATTCAAATATTTATGGTGGACAACAACCAGGATTTACTGTAGAAATGACATTACAAGGTATATCCGGATTAAGAACATTTCAGTTGTTTAGCTTGAAAAATTTACCAAGTCCTTATTCTGAAAGAGAAATCATGTGTCAAATTGTAGATGTGTCTCATAAAATCGACAATGGTAATTGGACAACGACAATAAAAGCTGGTATCAGATCAATTAGAAATAAAGCAGTAACATTTACTACTGATGGTATAAATGAATATAAAATTAATCAATAAAATTGTATGATTACACCTCAACAATATCAAAATTTGGGTGGTGACATTTTATCTGATGTCGCATTTCCGACATATTACAAACCAATTGTTACAAAGAATGATTATACAAAAGGATATATTAATCGTTATTTTACACAAAAAATTAACGAGCTAACTATAACAGAAGTGAATAAAGACAAATATAACCAAATATATAGTCAATATTATAATAAAATTTATATACAGTGGATAATATCAGGTCCAAAAAACAATCAATATAAAAACAAAATACTTGAACGAAAAGGCGTTCAAGAACAAAACATCCAAACATTGGTTGAAAGTGAGAAAAAAATGACTGGAATAAAAAATTATTTGAATGACCCACTTGAATTTTGGGGTGGTAAATAATTGACTTACAGTTGTTATAATGTTACATTGTGTCAATGGTGTGTCTGGATAAACAGTCCTATTCTAAATTCCTAGAATCGCATATTTCATCTGATTTTATTCTTGAATGTATTCAATCAGATGAAAAAGTACATCCGTGTGTAGATGAATTGTGTATGGTGTTAATCCATATACTCAAATCCAAAACGACATATATTATCAATCTAAATCACCCAGATTGTAATGTCTTTATCGATAAAGGATCGTTAATCAATGATTTCAACAAACTAAAAGGTAAGAAGTGGGTATTTGATAAGAAAAAGTGTTTGCATCTGTTTCCTATCAATAATCTGTTTGATATTAACATCATTTTCTTTATTAGTGACGGTAAAGTTGAAGATTATAGTGAATTTGATACAACTGCACATAATGTTATCAAAACTAAGTTTCAAAAATATGGTGAATTGAATAAAGCAATTCCGATGGTAAAACATTTGGAAAAGTTTGAAAGTATGTATGATGCAGTGTTGATTAGACTCAAATCCGTCAAGATTGATGATAGTTTTTATAGTATCAATAGTACAATTACTGACAATCTTAGAATTCTTGAACATAATGGGTTAAAAGTGGATGTAGAATTGTTTAATAGGCATTTTGAGAACAAAACGATCAAAGATAAGGATGGTTATGTTTATACACAATATAACCTATATACTGCAACAGGACGACCCAGTAATAGGTTTGGTAATGTTAACTATAGTGCATTGAACAAAGAAAACGGTTGTAGATCATCATTTATCAGCAGATATGGTGATGATGGTATGTTGTTTATGATTGATTATAGCGCCTACCACCCCCACATAGTTGCAAAGTTAATCAATTATAATCTTCCTCCAAACGCTTATGAGTATCTTGGTAAACTATACTATGGTAAGGATAAGTTATCAGATGATGAAATCAAAGCGTCAAAGAACCTAACATTCCAGTGTATGTATGGTAATATTCCCACTGAATTATTGGAAATACCATATTTTAAAAAAATGAGTGATTATATTGTTCATAGATGGAAATTCTTTAGTGAAAATGGATATGTAGAAACGCCGATTTATAAAAGAAGAATCACTACAAACCATATAAATGAACCAAATCCAAACAAATTGTTCAATTATATCTTGCAAGCCAGTGAAACTGAATTTGGAATGCAATCATTGGTAAGAGTCAATGAATACTTGAATGGTAAACAAACCAAGGCTATTTTGTATACTTATGACAGTGTTTCGTTTGATTGTCATAAGAATGATAAAAAAGAAACATTGGTGGAATTGAAACGGTTGATGTCAAACAATCAATTTCCTGTAAAGTGTTATATTGGTAAGAATTATGATAGTATGACGGTGGTAGATATTTAAAAACAATTTGATTTTCGTGTATATATCAATATTTATATATACGAATGAATATAGATGAAGATGTAAAATTAAAAGACTTACAAGTTAAGTTACAACAGGTTGAGACTGTTATGCCATTGCCATTCAGTCAACAATTGAGAGAAAGTTTTCCTTTATATAAGATATTCGGCGAAAATGGAGATTATTATCCGAAAGAAAAAGACACAATCAAAAAGTGGTTAAAATTATCTGAAGAAATAGAAAAGATATTAAAGAGCATACAACAATTAGATAATCCTGCAATAATTACTGCGGTTGGGAAAAATAAATTATATCAAAATTATGCTGATATAAAGGCTAGAATTGAATTGGCATCCGGTACTAGTGTAACATTAGCAAATGTAACATCTGCAAAACCAACCGGATTTATTCATCAAGACATCAAAAAGTTCTATGAATTCTTCAATAATAGTGGGTATGCCAGTAAAGATAAGAAAAAAGAAA